TGTCGATTTGCAAAATTTCTTGCGGCTTCTACAGAACCAAACCCCCAAGCTTTTAAAGCTAGTGCTTTTCTTGTAGGTCTACCTTTTGAATCTTTCATTGGCCCCTTCATTCCTGCAAATCTTGCGGCGAAAGAAACCCTTCTTGGATTTGTCCCGCTTTTTACAGGCGGTCTCAATGTACCGCCTGTTTCTGCTTTGTAGCTTGCTCTTCCTTTAGCGTTCAAACCGCCTTTTGGGTTTTTACCCTCTTTTCGTTTCCATGCGGCAGATTTTTTTGCTCTTTTTTTTAATCGTTTCATTAAAATGGAATATTATTTTTATCCTCTACTTTAAAAGATACATAAGATTTACCTGACTGACCAACCTTTTTCCATCCAGCAACCTTTACTTCTCTTCCAGCAATTTTACCTTGTCCAGTATAGTCTGGTTGAGTCTCTTTTGTCTTGTTATCGTTGTCAAAAATAGTGAATGTATCATCTTTTATTTCGTATGGCATTGTAGCTCCTGATTTTGTTAAAAAAATAATTTGTCCCCCTATTGAAATATAAGTCAAAACATTTTACTGATAAAGGAAAAAAAGGTTGAGTACGTGATTTAAGGGAGTAGTTAGGGAGTAGGTTTGGAGTAGGTTTTGCAACTTGAGGTTTTGTTTACCTTAAGTATATATAGATACATACTTCTACTTCTACTTCTTCTTCTATATGCATGGCAACGCTATAGCTAGAGTATAGCAAGGCCATTTATTAGCTATAGCCTAGCCATTAAGTATTGATATTGTTAAAGATATAGCAATTCAATATTAATATGAACATTTGTTTTCTTTTGTTTTATTCTCTTTTCTTTTCTTTTCTATGTGTTTCTACATGTAGAAACTATGTTTACTTTTCTTCTCTTTTCTTTTCTTTTCTGCAAGTTTCTGTACCCAGAAACTATATCTAAAAATTGTCCGAAAAATGTATGAGACGTACTATACGTATAGATACCCCCATGCGTACGCGTTCGGCCTAGACGATTTTCGTTGAGTACGCGAAACGCGTTGGTGACTCTCCCTACGCGTTCACGAACATTACTATTTTTCCTCGGTATAGCTACCATTAGCCGTCGATAATGCATGTTTTGCTAGGTTTGGTGCCAAAACTTTGGTAAGTTTGACCACTGCCAGAGGCACTAGGCCGACGGCGTAACCCTCGCATCACACGTGATGCGGGTACATACATGCGAAGGACACCCTTCGCGAAGGAGACAAACCATGATAGCAATCTATGAACCTAACAACGAAGTTGTTAACCGTAACGACGTAAACACCCAAGCCGGCACTGTACGCGAAGATATTCCCACACGTGAAGAAGAGCAAGCTCTTCTCGCGTATGAGGAACACTTTCGCCAAGCTGAGCTAGCTAGCTTCGTCCAGAACGCACGAGACCGCGCAATGAATCGCGCACTGTCTCAGGGCTTCACCATCGACGAGAGCTCCGACGGACAGGAACGCTGGGCGCACTTGACCGCGTGTAGGCTGTAGCCGACGATATACACAACCAAACCCTAGACGGTCTTACCCTTTGGGTAAGCTAGGTTCGACTCCTAGCTAGGGTTCAATCCCGCTATCCCTTTGGGGATAGACCGGCCAAAATACACTGGGAATGGTACGCGAAGGATAACACCCTAGCCGGGAGTAGGCCGGGAGTAGCTTTAGGTATAAAGCTATACCCTAAACACCCAGAATAGACATGCTAGAACACCCTATAACGACGGCATAGGATACCCTAGCACAACCAAAAAACCATAGCCGTCAACATGGAGTAAACACCCAAATGAGAAATAGAATAACACCCTTTTTAACACCCTCTAGTTATGACGACGGGATAATGGTAGCTGTTAGAATAGTCGAAGATGATTGTACTTGGAATAGAGAACTCGTCGGTTTCTCACAAGATGAAGTAACCAAAAAAGAAGTAAAATTCAACCTTAGTATCGACTTACTAAATGCAATTGCCGATGCTAATTGGCTGAACCATTACTACGAAGAACATGATACTTACATCACAGACATGGAGAGCCGTCTAGGCATAGAATCTTTTGCCGGTTGGCAAGCTGATAGCTTTGAGCTAGAAAACGCTAAGATTTCATTCGACGGCTTGAAATGGAGACTGTCTAACGAAGAGGGACAAGAAATCATCTTAGATGATTGGAGTAAGGACAAACCATTTTTTAGATGGATTAGAAATCCACTTCAACCTTTTAGTGTATAAAACACTAATTTTCAATCAGCAACTAAGGTTTCTAGCTTTAGAACGTAAGTGATAAAGCTAGTAACCTTAAAAGGAGACCATAAATGAGAACTATGTCAAAAAACGTAAGAAGGGCTTGCTTTTTAGCCGAAGAAATAAAAAAACAAATCAAAAACCGCAAGAGAGCCATGCTAGGAAAGGGAATGTTTAATAAACATACCCTTAAACACCTGTCTCTCGATTTTAATATCGAAGAAATGGTAAATAACTACCTATTTACACCAAAGGAGACAAAATGAGTATAATACAACAAATGAGAGAAGCTTTGACTCTCACTTCGGGAGAAATGAGTAATTACGGCTATCAAATATGGAATCATTTTATACATGGAGACTATGGTATAGCAAACTACAAAGATTGCTTAGTCTACAAAAATGTAGACTACAAAAAGCAAAGGGCTTTTGTAATTAATAATTACACAGCACTTCTAGCTTTGGAATTTGGCTGTTCCTATGGATATGCACAAAAAGTGATAGTTGGATTGTTCGCGAAGGACAAGCTAGAATCAATAACAAACGAATTTATTAACGACTTGAATAACTTGGGGGAATAAAATGGAATTTTATCATGGCAAAAATCACAGTATGTGGATGGTCAATAAAATTTTTATTGGGCCACGTGAAATGGTAGCTGTCCCATTGGGACAATTTACAAGTAAAGATGGTAACAAGTATGACCTTGGAATACTTGAAGAAGCAAACCAATCAAGTGATGATAAAATGCTTTCATTTGCCATAGTTTATGGCAAAGAACCTAGAGAGTATATATCTGGCCATATAAGAGACCTAGACCACGAATTTGGTGGATGGTTTAGTGGAGATTACAGAACTGAAACCATTAAAAGATACAGAGAGTATCTGAAAAACAAACAGGAGGTAAAATGATAAAACTAATAGAGAGCGTTTTGGACTTTTTCTCGTCGGATATGTTCGGAAATATTGTAGTTGCGCTTGCCATAATTGGCTTGTCGTTCCAAATATTGAGAGCTGTCCTTTAATATTATTTCTAGCATTGAAACGTTAGTGAAAATGCTAGAAATAATAAAACAATCAACAAACCGCCGGAATCGGCAAAAGGAGTGTCATGTACACAAGAAATGAACTCGATGCAATGGCTCATGGCAGAGTCAAGAAATTGGCTATAGCCAAGGCCAAGCAAACCGGAGCCAAGTCAAGTTGGATACAAACCACTAGCAAAAGTGATTTAATCGACTACATTGTCTCCGGTCGTACTCCAGAGGAGTATAAGCAACCAAAGCCTGTACCAGAGGCCACACCCAAGACAGTGCCAACTACAGAGGCAAAGCCTCAAGCTAGCACCGGAAGCTTGGAAGACATGCTAGCCGACAAGGTAGCAGAGAAGTTGGGCGACGGTATATTTACCAGAGTCGAGGGTATTGAAAATGGCTTGATTGATACGTTTACTGAGCAAACAGAGAAACTTTCAAAGAAAGTTGACAAGAAAATCCAATCATTGCAACGACCTGTTACGGTCTACATCGACGATGTAGAAGTAAAAAATGTCTCCGGTTTGAAGCACAAACAGTTTCCATTTGTGCTAGAATGTCTGAAGATATTCAAGCGGGTTTGGCTCTGTGGGCCAAGTGGTACAGGTAAAAGCCATCTTATAGAGCAATGCGCTAAGGCTTTGGGATTTGACACCGACCAAGGTAACTATGAGTACCTTAAGGGTTCAGCGGGTGTTACAGAATCGCATATGACAGGCCGCATGACTTTCGACGGTACATTCATAGATGGCTCGGTATCTAGGGCTTTTCGAAATGGTAACTTCTTGTGCCTAGACGAATTTGACGGCTTCGATGCAAATGCCGGTCTAGTTTTCAACAGTGTGCTAGATAATCAAGGCATTCTAGCTACGCCGAACGACAAAGACAATCCATTTGTTACCAAGCACAACAACTTCCATGTTGCTGTGGCAAGTAACACTTGGGGCGACGGTAACGATTTTGACTTCGCCGGTCGCGGTCAGCTTGATTTGGCTACGCTTGACAGATTGCAAGCGGTCAAGGTTTATGTCAATTACGACAGAAACATTGAGAGAGCCTTGGTCGGAGAACATGAGAACTCTACGGCTTTAGCCGATTGTCTTTGGTCACTTCGCAACAGATGTGACAAGCAACATGTAAGACGTACAATTAGCACAAG